GCATCGGTTGAATTCCTTTGACTCTTATAGTATTGCACCTCAGAGGGTGCTATGGGGAGAATGGTGGACAGTTCCGAAACTGGCCTACCCGATCACCCGATAGCAGACAACAGCGTTACCTTTGGATGGAGGAGCAATCTTCCTGAAAGCTCCATAAGAAAGATCAATGTCTGCGTGACTGTATGGCCCCCGATCATTGATACGAACGATTACCTGTTTCATGTTATCTTGATTGGTGATTCTTAGTTTCGTGCCAAAAGGCAAATAAGGGTGAGCTGCAGTAAGATTATGAGCATCAAACCGAGTCCCGTTAGCGGTGATTTTTCCATGAAAGCCGTCTCCAACTCCATAGTATGTAGCAATTCCGCACATCAAACTAGCTAGGATCATCGTCTCTCGGATTAACAGAACAAAGAGTGTAATTGATTAAGAGTGCAACGGCAAGTGCCGCAAGATAACCAACTAGAATCGTCATGATTCTCCAAATGTTTGGGCACAAATTGCATCTATGGTTTGTTGAGCAAGTACAACTTCCTCAGCAGAATCAGCCTCTTCAATGTAAGCAGAGACGAGATCATAAATCAATCCCATCTGAACAGAATTGAACAGGTATTGATGTTCAGGATAGAGAATAGAAACAGTCATTGGGTTAGTGTTTTAAATTACTGTTAATTTGATTCAGTCCATTGTTTCATTCTTGAGAATGTTTTGGTTAGACCTTGTTCAATAGTAAATGTTGGTTTCCAATTTGTCAATGTATTCAAAAGAGTTGTATCACAATAAAACTCCATAGGCCCAGTTACTTCTATGTCTTTATCAGCAATTTTTTTACCAGATAAATCTTCTAGAATCTGACAAATGTTACCTACAGAAGTTGAAGTTCCAGTTGCAAGATTTACAATTCCTGTGTAGGAAGTTTGTAAAAGTTTGACTAATACATCTGCAGCGTCTTCAAGGTAGATGAAGTCTCGAATTGGCTTTTTGCTCCACACAGAAACATCATTTGAACCAAGTAAATTATGAACCAGAGTTGGGATAAGATCTGGACGAATTAACTTTGTTGGCCCATAAATGTTGGAACATCGAATGATAATTGATGGGACACTTTCTCTGTAAAAGGATACAACCTCTTCAGAGAGGTATTTGCTAAACACATACTCATTGATGTAAGGATTGATGGGTTCAGTTTCTTTTACTGGTTGTTTCATCAATACTTTGTCGTAAAGCAAAGTTGTTGTGAAACAAATAAACTTATTCAGTTTTCTTTTACTAAAGTATGCTAAAGCTTTTTTTAAGGGATAAACATTCTTGTCTAAACCCACAACAATTTCATTATTCAGATAGTGGTGATCTGAACAACCAATTAGAAAGATTACGTTGTCAATTTGCTCTCCATCCAGGACAGATAGATCATCAAGTGTTTCTATTTGGATGTGGCGATTTGTGACGTAATCTGGTGGGGATGATCTTCCCACCGATACAATCTCTGGGTATTTTTCAAGTATAACTGGGCCTAAAAAGCCACTTCCACCGAAAAGATAAGTATTCATTTAATTATTCATCCAGCAATAACATTTAGTTCACGAAGTTCGTCATCAATAATGTCAAAGATTTCAGTGTAGATGTGGTCATACTGATCTAGGCTATCAATCACTTTAGTTGCAACTTCTTCAGTTACAGTTACACTTTCGTCTGGATAATCTAACACATCTTCTTTAGTGTAGATCCATGCAGCTACAGAGGCATTCTCTCCTTGTTGTTTGATGAGATTGTCAATTTGTTGACGAAGTTCAGCGAGAGTGCGAGTCATTTAGTAACCGAAATCGTATTCAAAGTTAGCAGAAGTTTCAATAGCTTGGAGGATACCTTGATAGGCACTCTTTTCTTGTGGAGTGAACTCATGTTCCTCCATCTGAAGACAATAAGTAATCAGATTGATTTGATAATCGTTAAGTTCAACTTTCATGATTCAGCCTCCGAACAGTTCATCAAACAGATCACCCATTTCAATCATCTCATTCTGACGATCAATCTGATTACGCATCTCAACGAGTGCGGCTTGTTGCATCTTGAGCTTCAACAACTGGTCACCAATCTCGTGCAGTTTGTTGTTAATCTCAATGCGATCCATTCCGTTCACAGTGGTAACCGTGATCGGCATACCTTGCGACATCGTGGTGCGTTCGGAGATGATGTGAGTCATGGGGAAACCTCTCAACATGGCTACAATACCATCACAGGCGACCCCTGGCAGGGTCTGTGGCCAGTCTCTGGACTGGCACACCTCCCAGACTATTTCTTAGGTTTTACTCCTAAAGCCTTGTTTCTTGCAGCATCACTAGCTTCTGCCTTCTTTAACTTAGCGGCAGCAAGTTTCGCATCATTTGCCTTGTAAGCATTTGGATTGATTGCTCTACCAATTCTTTCAAATGCGTTGCTCGTACCAGTTCCAGGTTTGTCTGCTCTCTTGTAGACGGCTTTACCATCTTTGTATGCAAGATAACCCGTTTCTTTCTTACCAGACTTAGGATCAGTGACCGCAGATGTCTTCGCAAGATTAACAGTTTTACCACCAGTTGTCATGGTATTCTTCTTAGTGTCAAATGAAGTCTTTCCACCAGTGCCTACCAATGCACCACCAGATTGTCTCTTACGGTTTGACAATCTATCCGCAGCTCTCTCCTTAGCATTCTTACCTGCAACAACATCAAATGCCTTAGATGCGGCAGCTGCACCACCGATACCACCAGCAACTGTTCCGACAGGGCCAGCAGCAGAACCACCAGCTGCACCAGCAGCACCACCCGCAGCAGTTACAGCACCTTTAGCGAGTGATCTCAACCAACCAGAACCTTTTGCTCTCTCTGAAGCTACATCAGCAGCGAAACCAATCGGAGCGGCAGCTCTACCTGCAAGTTTTAATCCTTTGGAGAACTTGGAAGTTGCATTTGTTGCTTTAGCTAGATCGGTTGATCTAGTTGCGAGTGCAGATGTTGATGAGTTTGGTCTAATCTTACGACCATACTTTAGGGTAGTCTTGACATCATTTGGTGCATTTTTAGCAGCATCTTTAAGACCTTGTGCAGTTTTTACTGTCTTGTCTTTTAATCCTTGTACGGCCTGTCTTGGAGTTGTATCAGCAGCTTTGTTTGCGAAATCTCTAGCAGCATCCCCTACCTTTGCTGCTTTATTTTTTGCACTTTGATAAAGATCTCTTCCCTTTTCTACTCCTCTCTTGAAAGCATCTTTAGCTTGTTGGGTTCTTGATGATCTTGTTTGTTTTGCGTTTTGTGCTGCAGCTTGAGCACCCGGCCTATTTTTTCGTTTGTCTCTCAGTTTTTTCTTTTCAGAATCTGTTAAATCAGTTCTAGCATCAATGTCTTTCTCAGACATTCCACCACCATAACCAGGATCATTTGCTGGTATGTCTGCTGCTGAAATCTCTACAATAAACTCTCTATAGGTCTTCATCTGAACTGCAACTTGATTCCTAAAAGGTATTTAGGAATCTCACCATACCTTTGGGGAGAGTGAAGTTGTAGTGAGAGAATACCTCACGATTTACTAACTTGAAAGAACCATAATCGTTGGAGTGAACATAACCCTCATGACCAGAGTTGATGTAATCAACACCCAGATCAATCGTTGCACGAACATCATCACCAGTGACAGTGATTCCTTCCATGATGAGAAGTTTAGCCTGAGTCAACAGATTAAACAACAGGAGGAGATTTCCACTCAGAACATCAGAAACATCACGACTCTCTCGGATACACTTATTGACTGCAATCTTCAGTGCATCTACTTCTTTCTTTGTCTCAGGGTATCTAACAAAATTGCTAACCACACTTGCAAGACCAAGAATGTAATCAATCCTACGACGACGGGAGGTAAAGTGTGCATCACAGTTCACAAAATAAACAGAAGAATCGGAATCAAAAAGACCACCATCGGAACTGTCAACAAAGCTTGCATCAAGTTCTTTGATCGTTGGGCCAGAATAAGATGTATGGCACACAGCAACAATACTAGACTGAAGTACACCTTCGCATTGATCAAAGTTATAGGTAAGAGTATTAGGCGTAAAGCATACTTCACCCCCATAACCAATAAAATCACACTGATAAATCCCTTTAATGTTCTTCGGGAACTCAGAGAGGCAGGTATGAAGAATTGCAGCAACTTTTTGGTTGTTGCCATGATTCTTCTCAATGTCCGAGTGAGTATAATTGATCTTAACTTTCTTCTTATTGAATACACTTTTCGTACCTACAAAGAACTTATCGTTCTCAGGATTGATACCGAAAACAATAGCGGGCGCACCATCGTATTTAACGGTACAAGAACCTTTGCAGTTACGCAGATAGTTGATAGTATCCTGCACGGCTTTCTTACCGAGAAGTGCAGAATCTTCGGGATGTTCTAGGTGAGTGTTCTTCATGTAGCCATGATGACACAAAAAAACCCCCTTGTAAAGGGGGCTTGTGACAGTTACTCTTCTGTCACATTATTGTTTTGTTTATCCAGATAGTCGATAACTTGTTTAAGTTCATCAACCTTAACTCCAGATGGATTATCAATAATTTCGCTCATAAGAACTTTCATTGCATCCATTTTTTGTTGATGAAGACGTTGTAATTGTTCCGGATCTTGAAAGTTTGGATCTAACATTTTAACAATAAACTCTAAATTATGTATTAGGTCTAAATCCAGGTTCCACTCCATTAACAACCGAATGTGGATAGAGTTTTACCAAAATATCATCACATTTTATGTATTCTTTGCTTCCAGGAGTTGTTTTATTCATCTGATAGTATCGCAAAGCTTTATAGAGTGTAGTACACTCATCACCACAAAAACTTGTCATGTAGTAAAACTCTCAACAATGCAAGACTCAAGATTATCCTCTGCAAGAGCATAAGTATAAGACTTCTCAATGTTTTCCCTCAGTTTGTTATAGTGAGGTTGATTGAAATTGCCGTTATCCTCAGCAACAATCAATTCAAAACACTCTTCATCATCAACAGCAATTACATTCCAAAGTCCACCATACTCACTAGCTGGAAAGGGAACATAATGGTCAACAACGTAAAGAAATTTCTGAGTCATTTTCTTTTCTAAATTACTCCGTAAGTGTAAAGGTTTTGTTTGGTTTTGTCAAGTCAAAGACAATACTTTTTGAGGATGCGAAGAACTTCGCCAGGTTGATCTTGGACAGCATAAGCTTCTTTCTCAACATCATCTCGGAATCCAAGAGGCCGAATGTAACCATCATTGAATCTACACACTTGTGCTACATGCAGAGCTTCATGTGCAATGGTGCGATTAACTTCACCTTTCCAATCTTCATAGTGTTTTTGAATGGTAGTTGGGCAAATCACAAACTCATTTTTTCCCGATTCATTCATATGATTTTTTGGTGTAATTACATAACCATCATACTGCTGAGTTTCACAAACCTTATGGTTGTTGACAAACACGACAAAGTTAGCTTGATGGACAGCATCAAGAATCTCTTGATGTGTGGGAGTAATGTAATCCATCACCAACCTTTATCTTGCATCCAACAACCAAGCTTCCAACCCAACCAACCGATACCACCACCAATAACCATGGCAATAATACCCGCAGGAAGAGTGAACAATCCGAACAGGGCAACAAGAATGCCACCCATAATACCAACAGTTGCGACAAACTCACTCACACTATCAAAATCAATTCCACCATCATCAGATGATTGTGAACTGCGAGATTGTGACGGTTCGGAGTATTCTTTTTTATCGAACACTGGTGTTACATGGTTAATTCGGAAACCATCAACACCTGCATACATTGATTCAACTTGTTCTTGAGCTTGCATAGGCCCAAGAGCATCAACTTCGGTGGATTGGATACCCTGACGGGGGGAGTTCCAAGATACTTTGTACTTCATAATACTTTGTGGAGAGAAATAAACAGGTAATCTTTGGGGTCTTGTTCATCTACTACGATCTCATAGTAGAGTGACCTTGCATCACCTTCCCGACCTTCTTCTGCAAGATCGGAACACCTTGATTCATGATAATTCTCAAGGTTTCTGATAAGTTGTTTGTGTTTTTTAATCATGGAAGAATGCCTCAAGAGGAGAGAGTTTCAATGTCATAGCTGTGTAGGGTGTAGTATCTTCTATTTTAACTACACTACCCACTGTGCTACTATTAACTGGGGCGTGGAATTGTTTTGTTTTGGTGTTGTAAAATCCCCAGATGGTTTTAACAGGTTTCCCGAGATTATAGTCGTACCGCTTATGATGATGCAACCAAATAGCAGTAGTGTTCCTCTTGAAATCCTTTTCTTGTTCATAATGAAAACCATCTGGAGCTTTGTGAAAAAGTTCAATCGTCACTTCTCAACTTTCCAGTGTTCGTTACCTTTTCTTCGGAACCCAGAAACAGTATTGACGATTCAAAGAAACAAGAAAGAAGTGTTCAACACCATCAATAGTTTTCTCTTGTTCTACAGTACAGGTGTGAAACAGATCCATCACATTAGCAAAGCGATTCTTGGCTTTACTGGACAGAGGAGTAACAGAAACCCTCTTAAGTTTGGTAGTAGTCATGTTTAACCTCAACAAAGCTAAGATAGTGCATCCAGGAGCGGATTCGGTGAAAGAGTGTGCGGTTTCTTGACCGTCCTAGTCTTCCCGTTCGGGATCTTTTTACCCTTTTTAGGTGCAGCCTCCTTCTTTTCTTCCCGAGCGGGAACATCCGAAACACCAGAACCCTTGCCACCACAGGGATTCAGTATGAGCGAATTACTCTTTTTTCGTGATTTTCGTTTGGCGGGTGTCTTAGTACCCTTCTGCCCTTTTCGTGTCGCCTTCCAGAGTTGTTCTAATTTAATCTCGGCAGTCTTACGATCTTTGCAATACTCATGTTGCGTACCGAAAGCAATAATACAATACTCATTTGATCCTATCACTGGAACTGCAGCCATCGTGAAGTCTGGAGTAGCAAACCCACTAGGCCCGTTATCGGGATCAAGAATAGTTTCGTTAGGAAAAATCATGCGACCAGATACTTTTTCTCGTATTCTAACAGATCTTCAGGAATGTCAAGGATGTTGGTGTCAATAGGATAGGAGTTCTTCCACCTTACTTTACCCTCTTCTCTCTGATACAATTTGATACCGAGATGGTTGTACTTTAGGTTTGTGGGTACAAGAACCTTGTAATCATCTTTATCGGGTGCAGTGAGAAAAGAGAGGTTCTCATTCTCTTTTTTGGTCACACAGATCTGTTGTGTGCAGACCAAAAAGATCTTCTTGAACGCCTCATAATCCTCCAGATACTTGTCTGGATTCTCTGCAATCATCCTACCCACAAATTGGGGAGAGTGATAGTGATCCCAAGTATTTAACCTGTATTTCTTTGTGAGTTGGTTCTCCAAAGCCTGTTCACTAATTAACCCCAACGGGTTGGGATTGCCTGCATCAAATACCCCGTAGTAAAAGTCACGGGAGATCTTTCGTTTGTCATCAAATGATCGGTTCCAGTTGTGAATGTTCCCCCTCATGTTGTTGAAGGTTCCTTCAGCGTAGACTTCCCACTTTTCCATCACTTCTTCACCACCGAGATTGCAGGTTGTCCTTGTTGGAAGATCGTATCCACCACGGCTTGGATCTTCTGGTGAGTAGAGATTCCCACTTTATTGAAGACGGGAACAACAACCAGACCAAAAGATTTTGGTGTAGTTGTCAACATCACCAGGGATCAGTTCACCACTACGGATACGAGCTGCATCATCATGGTGCATCCGAATCACACGGCCAATGGTTTGGGAGATACCAATGTAGTCCATAGATCGCATGAAGATCACACCTTCCAGACCACTCACATTGATACCCTCAGAAAGGATAGAGTGGTGAAGAACAACAAACTTCTTAGAGTCATCCTTACCCCATGCACTTAGGGTCTCAAAGAATACCTCACGGTTCACCTTCTGACCGTTGATAATTGCACCAGTCTTTGCGGTGATGTAGAGATACGAGAACCCCCGATCTTGGAGTTGTTGAATGAAATCAGTCTCAGACATCAGTGCAGAGATCTGTTTGGTAGCTTTCGCACAGATCAACACTTTGTCCTTACCACATTCATCCAGAGTCTCAATCAGGTTAGTGCAATCCCGATCCGCAGGAATCTTACCAGACTTCACCATAGGAAGTTGATTTTGCAAGAACTTTCGGAGGCAGGATGTAACCACCTTCCACAAGTTTCAGGTGCAGGAACATTACAAATGACCTGACCATAAACATCAGGATCATTCATCCCAGGCTTACCAACTGCGAGAGAATGTTTTGGCGTTGCCGTAAAGAAGTAACAACGGTCTAGCTTCGTGACTGAAGTATTCAGTTGCAGGGAAGAAGTTGCGTTTGACTGAGTTGTGAGCTTCGTCAAAGTAGATGGTATCAACTTTGATGCGAGATTGCTGCAGTCGTTCCAGAGAATTGTAAGTGGTGAAGATCAGTTTGTGACCGCGAGTGTTCACCCACCAATCAACAATCTCCTGAGGTTTGGTAGTAGAAAAGTGATGAGTTTCACCACTGTGAACGTGCATCACACTTGCGTTGGTGATAAACTCCAAAAACTCAGAACACAACTGTTCTGCAAGCAAAATGCGAGGTGCAACAACAACAATCGTTTTTTCAGTTTGCATTTGCGTTTGCATCGTTTTGTTGGAATTGGATCATTGCATCTTTGATCATTTTCATTGTCTTACCACCACCAGTGGGGACAATAATTTGACCTTTCTTATGCAGTTGCATCAACTCAACTGCGCGTTCTTGGTGTGGTCGGAGATTCATCATTGCGTTTCAACATAGCTAGAATACCCCTTACCCGTGACCAGGGCAAGGGGCTTTTAGATCAGAGATCCTTATGAGTCTTAGTTCGGGTTCTCAAGAAACTTACGATAAACTCCTTTTTTCTTGAGATAATCATGATTGAACTGATCAATACTCAATCCAAGCTGAATTTCTCCGTTTGGTTGTTTTTTGAGACGATCAGAAGCAACACAGAGAAGTTGGAAAATGAAGTTTGTGCGTCCAGCATTACTCATATAAACAGAGTTCTCAAGAAAGAATTGCCTAAACTCACGAGTCAAACAAGATGCAGATTCATCTTCCAACACTTCTGCCTGAAGAAAGAGCCAAGAGAGTAGTTGCGGTTTCCTCTTCTCCGATTGACAACATCAAAGAAGCCCAAGCAGCAAAAGTTCGTTCCCATGGATTGTAGTCTTCAACAGAGTCAAAGAATCCATCTACGAGTTTGCGACCTTCCCTAACAACAAGTCGCCAATTGATCCACTGATCAATAGCATTTTGAATGGTGAGTTTCACACCTTGACGACGAATCAACAACTGACGAAGTGTGCTCACTTCGCTAGGCGTAGCGGTCTTATCTTTCCGTTGAATCTCGTCTTCAGCTTTTCTAGGCTTAGCAGGAGCACATTTTGTGAAGCATCCAATGTCTACACCAGTTACAACAACCATCTGAACCGTAACTTCGGTTTGAACGATTGCTAAGAGACGATGTTGGGCTTCCGTAATGTTTCCTTCAGTGTTAAAGGTGAGTGGTTGTCCATCTTCTAGCCACCCATCTTCAAGAATACTACGAGCAATTTTTTGTTGTTGGGATTTGTCAATCTTCCGATTGTCTTTGTTATGATGATCCAGAATGTATTGTGCCATTTCTGGAGTGATGCTGCAAAGAAATGCTTGAATTTCTTTGCTACATGGATTGAATCCAAGTATGGATTTAATTGGGGTTTGCATTGTGTTCAGCAACATTAGAACTTTGTAATCTTAAGTCACTCAAAGAACTCTGTCAAGGCTCCTGACTGAGGTTTGAGGGTTTCGTAACAATATGAAATCTTCATGGAATCAAGAACTCTCATAATCAATTTGAGAGATCTTTGGTGTGGTCTCTGTTTCCAACCATACCAAACTGTTTTCTTTCCTGTAGAATACGGGGGAACTTGTCCCACAGAATAATACTGATCTGCAGTTACATCGTAGATAGTTTCACCATCTTGTAACCACCAGTGAGTATCATTCCGATAGTCAATTCCACTCATGGGAACTAACTTATCCGTATCCAAAAGGTAGAACAAAGCTTGAGTTGAATGGTAACAATGACCAAACATAGGGTTTGTTGCATTTTCTTCTCGGTATTTCTTGGTGAGAAGATCAGGCGTGAGTTGGTCAGCAATAATTCTACTTATTGCATGAATCACTGCGGGTTCATAAGAAAAAGGAAGAAACCTAAGAGAACGAGTCTCAAAGATTTCTTCCCCATCGTATCGGTGTCTCTCAACAACCTTCATCTAAACCCTTAAACCATTACCATACTTATTGTATCAAAAAGACTTCAAAAGAGCAAGCGTTTCAGAGTCAAACTCTTCGCGGATACCAGTGGAAGGAAGCCAATCTTCGGGGTCGGTTTCCATCATTGAAGCATACAGTTCGTCGAAATCGTTGTAGTCGTAGTTGAAATCGTCGTTCATGGGTGAATCAGTTGAACAAGGCCAAGATAATGTGGATTGAGGTGGGAGTCAAGGGGCTAACCGATCAGAGATCCTTATCAATACTTAGTATTGAAATAAGAGAACATTTGTAGGCACATTGCATGTCGTTCATCCAATGTGTATTCATCAGTGCCACCATACTGCATAAGTTCTTTGCAGGCTAGGTCAGCATTAAATGTCACCATGTATTTTTCTGCAGCAAATGCAGATGTTGGCATAAGTGTCAACAGGAGTGGCAACAACAGTAGTTTTTTCATTTAATTAGTCCCAAGAAACATTTTGAACAAGAAAGCCTGGCATCACATAAGTCCATGCACCAGGATCTGCACTACCACCGATCTTATACTCCCACTTGTATTCATACTTATTGTGTGAATCCCAAGTCATGTAACCTTTTTCTTTATCAAAGCGACCCTTAATAGTAAGGCCGTGTTTGTTGGAGAAGATGTTACGAGTGCGGAGTGCTCCACCCTTTTCACGGGTTTCAATCACCACACAGGTGTCAGGATAAGTTGCCATTCCCCGTTCAATCATACAGGGAGTTTCATACCGAAATGGGCGATAAACATGTTTCTCAACAGGTTTCGGCGTCTCTTGTGCAAATGCGGGAGAAGAAATAAGGAGTGCAGCAGCAATCAGAAGGTTCTTCATTTACTTTCTACATAAACATAATCGGGGTGTTTGGCTTTGAAAGCCTCTACTTGCTCATTAGTCTTAAGAAAGACTGAAAGAGTAGTGTTTGGAAACTCTTTGAAGTAATACTTCACTTGAATGAGGTCTTTCATATCACGCAGGGATTTGTTCTTCATTACCTTTAGGAGTATAACACTTCCACTCACCATCGGCAAAGAGGTAGGCATAATCCGCCCAAGAATCATTCACACCACTGATGAAAGCTTGGAAGGAGTTATCAAGATTGGGTTCAACATCAACATCACCACGACCTTCGTAGTAAAGAGTTCCCCACTCCTGTTCTTTTCCATCCCAATCTTTATCAGTCCACAGAGAACTGATGTCGCCACCATCAATCAACTCTGCAGCTTGTTCGTAGGAGTTGAAGTGTTCTTTCAGTTTCTTACCATTCCACTCGGGATAGCCGTCCCAGTGAGAATACACAGAGAGAACAGAACCATCTTTGAGTTGAACACCAATGCGAGAACGAGTTGCCATGGGTTTGATTGATTACTTGGCTAATGTACCACCGCCAGGCGACCTTCGGCACGTCCTGTGGCCTGTTTTGGAAGTGTCACAGGGTCTGAGTCTCCATGCCTGTTACATTTACTCCATTGTGGATCATTTTCATCATGGCTTCTTGAGCTGATGTTAAATCAAAGTAACAAGCCCATTTTTGATTTTCGTTGTAGATATAACCTACTTTGTAAAACTCACTTACTTGAGGTTTTTTTCTTTTCATAAAATAGTTTATCTTCTTTCTAGTAGAAATCCACCTTCTTCAATATTTTTTGACATTGTATAAAACTTTTCTGGTTTTTGAAAGGTTTTATGAATATTCAAATTTCTATCATTTATGTGTTTGTACAAATAATAAGCAAATTCTTTACTCTGTCTAAATGAAAGATGATTCGGCCTTTTTCTATGATCATCATAATACCGAGGAGACTTTAAATTCTTTGCAGACTTTAATTCATATGAGTTTTCATGTGGATCTTTCTTATATTCACTAACAAAAGCCTGATAAAAATCTGAAACGGATATGTTACACATTCCAGAAGAAAAATTTTTTAAATCTTTAAAACAAGTTTCAAAACACTCGATACTTATAGAATCAGGCCTTTTCAACTTTACACTGTCTCGCATTGCAATATTTTCTAAAAAATTTTTTGTTTCATGAGTAGTGGAATACACAGATTCATGAAGAACCCAATTTTCATCTATATCTACGAATTCTGGAATATTATCAAATATCAATTTATTATATCTCAAATTTTCTTTTAAATTCTGGATTACATTATCTTTTAGGTTTTCGTATGGAGAATCCGATTCTGTAAATCCATAAATTTCATACATTTCTAGTATCATGATTTCTCTGAATTAAACAATTTCTTGTTGGAGAAGTCCACAAAAAAATAACTAAATCATATTTTTCATGAGTTTCCAAAAATCTCATGTATGAAAAATTTGGACTTGTTCCACCAACACCAAATATATCAACTTCACTTCCTTTATATAAGGATTCCAACTCATTGGGCCAACCTATTTTTTGAGAGGCAAAACTATCACCATATACTGCAATTTTAGTCATTTACTATAAAATGTTTATTTATTTTCTCAACTCTCGTTTTTCATAATAATCAGTTTTCCAGCAATCAAACCATAGAAAAGTTCTGACATCTTATCTTCTTCTCTGCAGGCGATTGACTTTTCTTTTGAAAGTTTAATCAATGCGTTTAATTCTTCTTCGTTAAGATTCCAGTCGGTTAGATTGTGTTCGGTTACTTGCATTTGTTTCTGTATGTTCTTAACTATTTTAACAGATTTATGAGATCTTTCGCATTGTTTCTTAATATTTTGTAATACTATTCTTTGATAACACAAGATGTAGTGCATTTGAGATCACCAGAAGATCCAGGAGTCGTGGATGTATGTTCTGGAGTTCTTTCTGGTGTTAGGTTATACGATACCATAGCTGACACGAAAAACGCAAGTGCAGGGATGGCCACATATTGAAGATAAGTTTTACTGCTCATTGGTTTCTCCGAGAACTTTTTTACATTCTTGCATAATACAATCAATAAAATCCTGTTCTGTCCAGGTGTTCAGAATACTCTCAACTGGATCATTTTCATCCCAGGAGATAGTAAAAGATCCGTTGTCTTCTTCTTTGACATCAATCATTTCTTTTTCCTAATGACAGAAATTACCTTTTGGTCTGGATGTAAGTGCATAACGAAATCCCGAGCATCTTCATAATCAATAGCGTCTTCCACTAAATGATATTTCACGCAATGATTATCTTCATCCCAAGTTTGAACTTCGTAACTCACGGCGTCTCATCACTCCAATAGTATTTTAGTTGATCTCCAGTAATATTCAAGTGATAGATTTTGCCATCCTGACCATAAACACCAATCCATAGTGCTCGTTCGTTCATACTTTCAAGATGAAACATCTTCACATCTTCCAGAACAATTTCATCTGGGTTTTCAGTAAATCTACTCATCTCTCAAACTATCCAATACAGTAAGAACAAAAGCAATAGAGTTAGCATATTCTCGTCCATCTTGCCCACCCATTACGATGTAGGCAATCTCTTTTTCGGCAAGTTCAATTCTCTCATTTCTGGTGAGTTCTTGTAGTGTAGGGCGATACCAATTACCATCAGCATCTTGTTTGAAACCAGCATTTAATTTTTCACGACGCTCTGCTTCTTCAAACATTTCATCGGGGTATGGCAACACATCAAAGGCATCAGAAATGTGTCCGTATTCTTCAGTCATAAGTCGTAAAGAGAAATACTTTTAGTGTTTGTCCGTCGTCCTGAAGGCTTACCTGAACATTAGAACATTCATAACGAACAAGTTCTCTTTCAGATCCATTGATTACTTCAACACGGGTCACATCTGGATAGTTCTTTAGAAAGTCTCCATTAGGCATTTGGATGTCTTCAGTCATAACTCACACCTCTTAACAAACCACGAGCGAATGTAACCCAACCATAAACCTCACCATCCTCAAAACATTCTTGTAGATCTTCTGGGTAATCATAATCTTCACCTTTCATATCATAACAAGTTTGTTGTAATGATGCGATTTTCAGTTCAGTCAGAAGGAAGTTGAGTTTTTGTTCGTCGGTCATTGTTGTTTTTAGCAAGACTACTTTCTGGGTGAGCCCATTCAATCTTTGAGCATCTCCCAGTATTATAACCCGTCAAGAAGGCAGAATGCAACCACTTGTACATGAGATCTTTTAATGTGTTCTCGTCTTGTACTTTACAATCACCAAAGAACCACTCTGAACGAAGGGAATAAGGACTCCCATAGTCATCATTAAACCACTGAACAAAAGCCTCTTCAGCAGTATCTTCCCATTCCCAATCGTTTGTTGGATGTTTGGTCATTTGTTCTTCTCACAATACAGGAAATACTTGTACTCAGCAACTTGATGTGGTACATAGCGTACTACATCACACTCTTTGTACTTATCAACCACTTCAAAAGATGATTCCAATGGTTTGCCACCAGAAGCAAAGTGTGCTAGTACAATCAGAATAATAATGAAAACGCCGCAGGCACCAGCAAATACACCAAAACCACGGAGCAACTCTTTAAGAGCATACTTATCTTCGGGGGTCATAGATCTACTGGTTGTTGTGGGTCTTGATACCAAAATTCTTTATATGTAATCCACTTTTCCACATCAGTTTCCATCTGTGCTAACCAGTGAATACCATTTACATCAATCGCATCAAGATAATGAATACCTGTCTTGGGGCAGATTACTCTGGATACTTGTGTGAATTTTACTCGTTCAGTCACTTTTCTTCCTCACGGGTTCCATAGGAAGACGACCACGAAGATTGTATGGGTCAGCATCTTCAGGCACATTATTGTATTTGAGATCCATGATAGCATGAACTAGATCAAGTAAAGATGCATCCTTACCTTTGTACGAGGCTGCGCAAAATACATCCTCCCACCAGTCGGCAATCACATCATAAAGTTTTTGTTCTTCTTCAGTCATTCTCTTCATCTTCCAAAACAGTTCCCATAGGGCCTTTCTTCAGTCGTGCCCACTCTTCGTCACGCTCTTTCCACTCCTTGAACTTCTCATCAAGGTCTTCATCCATCGTAATCTCATACTCTTTACAGACCTTGCGTTGTTCTTCTTCGTTTACATAATCATTGAAGACCAACGACATAGCACCAGAACGAATAGAACTGGGGCACATACCCACACACAGCAGGAACTTCTCAAAGAGTTTGAAATACTGAGTGGCGTTAAGATCGGATGCAGGAGCAGTGATCAGATAGTGTTCTTCAGGAATGAAGTCATCAACAACAGTAGAACCAAACCCACTACCATATGTGGGAGTGTAGGTAGCATCAAACTTGAATTGAACAGTTGCGTCGTAGGTCATTGATCTGTTTCGTATGTGGCTATCATACCACATCAGGATTCTTCTGTCTCCCCTGGTGTGTCAGTTTCCGAAGTGTCCTCGTCAGCAAAAAGATTTTTCATTCTATCAAAGAAATCTTCATCTACAGGATATACTTTCTCTTCACCACTATCAATTTTATCACACAAATCCACCAAGTATTCTAGAAACTCTTTAGGATAAGTCTCATCAAGATTGATAGAAGTCCAGAACCATTGGTAACACTCTTGATATGGATCGTCCTCTGGCAGTAGAGCATAGTTTTCATAGTTTCCACTGATGAGATCTCTCCACATCTTAAAGTTGTTCCAGATTTCTCTCCAGCCAGTCTGGAAACAATGTCCAAAGTAATACTCAACCCAGGTTAGTTTCTTACTCATAACTCTATTCCAAATGAAATTCCAGCTCTAGGGGATATTGGTTTGGTGTCGTGATCCATCCTAGCAGGAACATATAGTAGTTCACCAGGCATTAAATTATATGTATATTCTTTATCATCCCACACCGTCCATTTTGTAATACCAATACACTGCCAAAAGAATACATGTTGATAATCATTATGTCTACCAAATGTTTCACTAACTTCTAAGAAACTAACATAGAGATGTGCGGATATATTATTTGTTGGAAAAAGTTTTTGAAGTTCTTCTCCTACTGCACATACTTTTTTATTGTGTCTTGTTTGGTGAGTTACAAAACCAAAGTTATTCATAATTTTGTAATCTGTGTTCTCGATTACATTTTTGTTGAAGTTAAAGATAACCTCATCCCAAGTTAGAGTTGGAAAATCTATCTTTCCTAGAAAGTGATGTTTTAGAGTATTATTTAACATTGATATTAAAGGATAATACTTTCCGATCTTTAGTAGATTTATTAGGTTCTGTGTAATGTAAAATAGACGCTGGGAAGAATATAAGAGATCCTTCACTTACTTGTGGATTGTAGTGTAAGGCTTCACCAGTAAGAAGATTATTGAATGGAGAGACAAACTGAGTTGCAGTATGTTCACTACTATCATAATCAATAAAACAGACAGCACTATATCCCACAAGACCGTGAGTATGAATACCATGATAATCTCCCCGTGAGGAAGTTTCAAACCAAGACATTACTATTCTATACTCAGAAAATCCTAATTGACTACAAAAAACATTTATTTCTTCTTGGAATAATTTAGAAATCTGGATATTGTACAGTGGATTATTATTTTGAGTGTGATAATCGGATTGAACAACTTCTCTATTGGATTTTTCCATCTTAGAGTTATTGATCATGTTCAATAAAACTGATTTTTTTTGTTCCCAGGTTCTTACCGAAACGTGTACCATCGGTATCTTAAACATGAACTCGGTGTAATCTTTATACTCACATCCCCAATTATATTGATGGTCACTGATCGACATGGTATCTACCTATAATTTGATTGTGATGGATATTTAGATATTAGATCTTCAAAGTTTTCCGATAAACAATAAGAAAATGCAACAGACATTCTAAAATTATCCGTAATTGTATTTGGTGCTGTCCCTACATGTTGCCAATTAGATGGGATCAGAACTCCAGAATTTGGAATAAAGGGAACATAATCATATTCCTTTGTTTCTGGATTTTGACAAATAAATTCTCCACGCCAACTAACATTCCATCCATATCCACAAAATAATACAAAAGTCCATACGTTATTCATAGGAAAATCAATGTGGAATTGAGATTCTTGACAAGATGTTTGCCCATTAATATGGATGTTACATAACCTTATATTTCTTTTTAAATATTTTTTTATTTTTAAATTAATAATTGTAGAAATATTGAACAAAGTCGGGGTTTGTGTATCCCATTTCATTGTTGACCAAAATTTTTTTATTTCTTTATCAGAATATGGCCTGTTGATTAACGACCATGTGGAATATTTGGTTAGATCATCATTTAGTGCAATGTAATCTTTATTGTTTAATACATCTAATAATCTTATAGGATATTCACTCATTTTCCTCAACGTCAGGATCTTCAAGTACACCCCAGTTCCATGTACGTTCTATGATACCAACATCAAGACCAAATTTATATGCCCAGAACATAATACTCAACGTACTACCATTACCTGATTTGATTTGAATGTAAGGCCATGCAGCATAATCATTCCAACTGATTGAACCTTGAAACAAAGCCCAACGTTTTGTATGCAAGACTTGAATGTACCAATCGTGCCCGTAATCGTAACGATGTTTAAGTGTAATGAGGTTCATTAGTAATTACTATAACATGGAACTCTGACCCAATCATACCAACTTCTTACATATCCAGGATTCCAACGATCTCCAGGAATATATTGTTCACGATAAACTCTTCTGTTGCACATTGGTCTCTCGTAAATATAGACTCTTTCTGTTCTAAAAGGTTCCCAAAACTCTCCCCAAGTAATAGCTTGTGCTGGAATTGGAAGGAAGATTAGAGATAGAAGAAGGAGTTTCTTCATTAATTTAGGATATTTGAATAGATGATAACAAATATTTAGTGATTTGTCAAGAATTACCACATATTAATCGGACACTGTGATGATTTGAATTTCCATTTAACTTCCATGTAACAACCACAGAGATAACATCTTTTACTTTCTTTATTAAATTTAGAACATTCTATACAAATTTTTTCTCTTTCTTGTATTTTTTCTTTGGAAACTAAGACACCATTTCCTTCAGAAGCACTTTGTCCTACAGATTTTGCAAAAGCCTGAAATCCTTTCATCTGTTGCCAAAAATCCGGATATTGATTTTTGTCGATAAAATCTGGCAGATTATTTTTTTCCATAAAACTACAAGTTTAGAAAATAAAAAAGAGAATGTCAATATTGACATCCCCCCATGTTTTTGACTATAATAACTCTGTTGCAGTTAAACAATGATATTAGGGCTTTGAGCGATTTGGAAAGCTTCTAAAGCTCCTTGGATTTTGATAAATTCTTCTTTTTTAGTATTAAATTCTTTTTCTAGTTCCATTAATTCTGTTTTAAGGGTTTCTGCCTTTTCAGTCAGATTCTCAATTACATCAGAGAGTTTTTGCTTTGTTTCTTCAGTCATAAAATTCAAAAGTGAAGTACTAATCAAGTTTATTTAGAGGATTAAATTTAGTCAAGTTTTTTGTGGTTCGGTAATTTCCCATATATAATCTAAAGAGTCTAGTTATGAACTATAATTTTATTGACACCGATTTAATTCATATAAATGATGAATTAGAAACA